TCAGCTACAGCAGAAGCTACAGAAGCTACTAACCAAAGTGAAATGCCGGAGGAGACTAGCTAATGTTATCACAATATAAAAATACTGCCCAAATTTATTCTGCAATAAATTCAGTATCAGCTGATTCGTCAATAATTGTATGATATTTAAATTCTTCGTTATGCTCACAAACAGCTCCTATAAGAAAAGTGTCACCTATAGCAAATTCAGAATTTAATAATATGTCATCAACAAGCAATGTTTTTACTTGATATTGAGACATTGCTTTATTATCTTCAGGATATAATCGATATGTTCTATCTAATCCGGTGTCTATATTTGTTTTAATTAATGAAAATAAAACATCACTAGTTTCATTATCTACAGGCGAATCATATCGATGTTGCAATGCAATTCGAATTCGAAGATCTTTTCCGGAGTTTTTAATTTCTTTGGTTATATAATATGCATTTGTATTTTTTTGTGGAATACCGTCTTCAACTTCATCCATTAATATACCAGAATAAAGAGTGCCGGCAGGTATTCGCCTATCTTCACTTGGTTTATATCGAGCATAAATTGGATCTGTATTTAAATCTAAATCTAAATTTAAATCTAAATCATCTAAATCGTCAATAATGGTAGTAGTCGCCGGAAACTTAAAATATTTAAATTGTGTATCAATAACTCGAAGTATTGATTTTGTAGTTATTTTTTTTGTTGTCGGTTCAATAATTAATAACGGATTATCAGTCGCATCTTCATGCAACATGACGTTACCTGCAATATCTCTCGGAACGATATTAGTGTTATTAGATATTACAGTTAACCCATTTGTTTGATAATTAAGTTGTTTACCAACATCGATTGAATCAATTACTGTTAAAGGTATTTTTACTAAAGGTATTTTTACATCCATTATCTAACTACTTTAAAATAAATGTCATCATCAATATAACTTGTTGTAAATCCATCTATTAATTTTAATTGTAAACGATAATAACGTTCTGGCATAAATCCATTCATATCTATATGAATAAAATTACTAGTGCTATCACAATTTACTTTAGTATAAATATTATCATACGGAATAATGACTTCATTTGTAGCAGAATCAATTATTGAATAACATGTAGTAGCCGGCAAATATTTTACTGTTTGTATAGGAAATACATTTGTAGGAGATTTACTAGGGAATTTATTTCGGGCATAAATTCTTATTTTAGCAATTTCTGTATCTTTATATTGTGGTTTTATTTGTGTGTAAACTATATATGAATCTAAATTTGCTGAAGTCAGTGACCCAGTAACAAAAGATCCGGTATCAAAATACATGGTTAATCTAGGTACATATATTGTATGTGTCTCTCTACTAAAGAAACGAACAAATCCAGAAACAGCAGCGGCCGCCTCATCAGAATCAGCAAATTGTAATAAAAAACCATAATTTGGAATTGTATTGCTATTGCTACCACTCAACCAAATCTTTAAAGAATCAGTTACATTCATATTAATATCAGTAGTTCTATACGAAAATGATTCTGAAGCAATCAATGAAAGTGTATTGCCGGAACCAGAATAATACATGTAATTTGCACCAGAACCTGATCCAGATACGTACAAGTTACTTGAGCCAATTTGTTGTGATTGACTACCAGAAATCCAATTTGATCCCGATGCTGATCCGCTCCATGTTGCACCATCAATTGTTAAATTAGATAAAAATCCAGTTCCATTTATCCAATTTTGTCCTGCTAATTTAGCATGAACTGAATATTCTGATGGTAAATTTTTTGCATGGGATGTATATAATTGTAACATAAATTTACAATCATTAACCGTTTTTCCATATGTCGACAGTGATTGAGAAATTTCAGTCATATCGAATTTAATAAGACTTCTAGATTTTAATAATGCATTTCCATCAGTATCTAATCGCTTTCCAATTTCTAATATTTCATCAATTCCAGTATTATAATCTGGAAATGCTTCGTACAACGTTGTATCTTTTTCTGCATAAAATATTCTAAACATGTTTTCCTTTAATATGTGACTACGCGGCCGATAATATCCTGATTTGGAAATTTTAATTCAAATATACTAGGATCTAATGACGGATAAATTACGCCATTTCTTGTAGCTGATGCTAAATCATATACATTTCCAGAATAGTTAGATGTTGTTGTATACAAATTATTAAATTTTACATTAATAACAGATTGTACCCCGGTAACATTGCCAAGTAAATTTACAATTTCTGATTTTATAATCGGTTGATTAATTTGCCATCGGTCTATATTGAAATATATTTTTAATTCGTTAATACATTTTAATAATGTTTCATTGCTATTATAATTTGATAATACTGAAATTTCAAACTCTACTCCAATATTGATAATAAATGCATCTTTAATATTAATTGCATCTGTTAACATTCTATAATATCCAAGATAAGTTTTTAAATTTTCTTTGATTGCTTGATTTAATGATACTAATTGTTTAGATTGATTGAAACCTAAAACATACATGTTCATAGCTAATGGATTAGCAATTCTATTTTGTTGATAATTTTCTTGTGTAAGTTGATCGTCGGGTACTATATATGCTTTAGCAACACTACCAAATTTTGCTGGCATTGAATATGACCGAACAATGTAATCTTCTCGAGTTACTAGTCGATTTTGTGTTGCAAAATTAGCTAATGCGTTATTTTTTATGTCTTGTAATGTGTCTGATGTTTTAGCGCCAGCCGCAGGAGCTGGGTTTGTTACTGCTACTGATTGTTTAACAAAATTAACTAGGTTAGCATTATTTGTAGAATTAATATCATCTTGATATTCAACAAAATTAATATCCGTTAAAACACTTGCTTCTACATTATCAGTAATTCCATTACCAACAGAATATGTAATCGTTAATGTTGTATTTGCTGGTGCTTGTCCATACGCTCGAGTATATAAAAAATTAGATGGATCTATATCGACATCTACACCTCTTCGAAATGAAGATAATCCATTTCCAACATTTGATGGATTTGGAATAATTTCTTCATCATTATTATCAGACACACCTGCGCCAAATTGTATTTCTAAACGATTATCACTGCGCATTTTAGTAATAAATCTTTTAGATGTTTTTTTCATTTTTAATAAACTAGGAGATTCTGATCTATATATAGAAAGTTCTGCATCATTTTCTATTAAATTTGGTACAGCTTCAAACAATGTGTCTTGAGCTAAATACGGTACTTCATACCAAGCATCACCATCTGATTCGGTTACTGAAATAATTTCTATAATATTAGTGTCAGGTAACAATACTTTATCATATGCAATTGGCGATGAAAACGTAAATGATGTAGTTTTTATTTCTCCAGAGACAGCCTGTACTTGTTTTTTCAATAAATAATAAGTAGGTAACAATGTAGCAGTATCACTTTCATATATGGTAATTTCGGTAGGATTATATGATGATGAAAATGCAAATTCTATAGAATCACTAGTTCTAAAAACGGCAGCGCCATTATTTTGTTTAACACGCATTCCTGGTTTGATCGATACCGCAAAATTAAAATCCGGTTGTACATTAGTTCCTGTACCAATAGCCGGCACAATTTGATATACATCTAACATGACATAAGCCGGCACCACGTTTTTTGGTCTATATCCTAATGATTTTGCAATATCATATATACTACCACGCTCAGAGGCATGTTCTAACAATGATTCTTTTAAATTTGCATCAGCATAATAAGATAACACATCGCCAACGTATGATGCCATATCAATAAACAATGACCCAGGTGATGATTGACTAAAATTAGTATAGGAATCTGGAAAATATTGTTTAGTAAATTCTATTAAATTTCTACGAAATTGACCAAAGTCTTTACCTAAATACGAAATATCTTTTTTATTATCCATTTTATGATCCTAGTTGTGACGAAATAAATACCGATCCTGCATTATTAGCAGCAATTGTAACAATTGCAGCAGTTGTTAAAAATTCATCAATGTTAATAGTTAATTTTATTACAACATCGTAAGCTAATGTTGGGTCGTCTTCCGATGTTGTAATATCAATTTTTTCTATATCTATTTCAGGTACCCACTTTGTTACAGCAGATGTAATTATTTCTTCAATAGTTTCTTTTAAATCAGCTGAATTTGCATTTTGTTCGAACAGCACATATAACAATCTAGTGCCAAAGGTCGGTGTCATTGGTATTTCACCAATACGTGTTAATAATAAAAATTTTAAATCGTCAATTGCTTGTGTTACTAAATCAAAATTTGGCGTGTACAGGCTTGTACTGCCAATGCCTAAGCCAATCTTATTAGCATCAATTGTTTGGTTTGCAGGAATTACGGTAAACGCCATTAGCTAATTCCTTTTTTATTATTTATTGCTTTCATTAATTGTGAATAATCTCGAGTCATTGCCTTTGCTACTTCTGGTGCAACTTCATATGATTTACCTGTTTCGGGATCTTCCATTATTTTAGGTGCCGCGGCTGTCATTGAATTATTTGTATTTTGACGCATCATTCCAAAACCCTGAGCATCGTTTGATGTCATATGAATATCATCCATTCCTTCGTTCATAAGCTCTGCTAAACTATTCATTGCACTAGGTTGTTGTTCCACCAATGCATCTGTTTCATTTAAAACGCTAGCCCATTTATTATCTTCAAATAAAGGTTTTCTTTTCGGCGCTGCTGTTTGTCTTGATTGAGTACGTTCTGCTATATTATTTGTTTTCTTTGCCGGTTGTTTCATTTCTGTAATCGTATCTTGTAACCCGTCACGAAGAATTTCTGTTAATTCTTCTTTAATAACTTGTCGTACGGCTGTTTTAAGTGCTTTTATAAGTGTTTTTGAATCCATATGATAATTTTATTATAAATATAAGTATTAGTAATTTACGCAGATTTTTTACCAACTAGTAAGTGATGCTTTCGGTCCGTAAATTGTTTGTGTGTCTAAATCAATGTAATAATCACCTACCTTACCTAAATCATTTGCTGGTGCTCCGCTATTTTGATATACCTTACTTGGAGCTTCAATTAATGAAGTTAATAAGTCTCGTTGTTGTTGTAACAATTGTTCAATTGAATCGGAACGACCATCTAAATCTGATTCTGATACATTTTTTTCATTATAAAACTCAGTTGCAACTAAATCATTATAGTCAGTATCAGTATTAGGTAGTAAACTACTAGGTATTTCTAAATTGTCTACATCTCCATTACATACTGCAGATACTTTAGAAATAGCAGCCAATAGCGGCGGCACTAGTGTTTGTAATTTAGATGTTAATGACGCAGGCACAGTTGCAAATTGGTTTAATGATTCAATTGCATTAACAATTGTAGCATCCTGTATAGCAGTTAATTGTTGTGCAATAAATAACGGAGCTGTAACTGGATTTGAAAGTTGTGCTATTGATATTGCTGTTTTTATTCCTTGCGCAATACCAACAACTTGTTTAACCGTGTCAGCAGTTTTTTGTATTTTAGGAATAGTCTCCTGAACAGTGGTAAGTTGTTTTTGTATATCCGTTAATTGTTTTTTTATTTTTTTAATCCTAGGATCATCGCATTTTATATTAACAGGTAACTTGATTGAATCTTGTACTGTTTTTGTTACTTGCTCAAGCAATTTATCTGTTTGCGTATCTATTTGTTTTATAGTAAGGTCAACCGCTTTTGCCGGCAACTTTGGTATACGATCTAATGGTGGTACAATTGCACTCATAACTTCCTTATGTTTTATTTATGTAATATTTTTGACTTAATAAATTTTGTAAATCTCGTTGTGCTGAGTCTATATTAGATCGATTTAAGAATGTACCCGACATAGTACCACATTGAATTGTTGTATTCAATTGATTTAATATTTTTTGTAGTACATGTAATAATACATCACCATGTACCATAGATTGATCAGCAGTATCAGATCCTAATTTAATTTCACCCGTAGTATTTAATATAATAGCTTTTGGCGAATCAATTATAGCAATATCTGTTTTTGCTTTTAAAATAACTCGATCAGCTATTCCAATAAATTGTGATTTATCAAATTGAGTTTCTGCTGGTAGGTAACATGATAATGGATTCTTATTGTTAGTATCACCTAATGATATTGATATTTTTTGTGTGCTAGTTAAATATAATGATGATGCATCTTGTTCTATATTTTCTATAACAAATTCTTTATTTGTAAGATTGTTTCTGCCATTAGATAATATAATAATAGGATCGCCATCATTGTCAGAGCTAGGAGAAAACCAAGTTGGACCAGCATGATAATATTTTTCTGGATACGTTGTATTGATACTACTTCCGAAACGAATACTATTACCATAGCGACCTTCTAACAAAAAATCGCCTTCATATGGTTGCAATGGTGAGACTGCTTTAGATTTAAACGTTTTACCTGGTTTTATGTTAGCAATTTCAGTATCCGTTAAATTTCCCGTAATACCTGGTAATAAATTTTCATTAATATTTGAGTGTACATCAATTGTAGTAACATAATACCAACCTTCTCTGCGTCTTGATTTTGAAGTATATTCGTTGAATGTTTTATAAATTAAAACAAATTCACCAACTAATGGTATTTGTTTTAAATTGATGTTCGATGGACGTACGTCAAATACTTCATTGTTATAGAATCCTGTTGCGGTGCGTACTTTTATTGAAAATAAGTTGTTGGTATTGCCGGCTGATCCGGAGGATGGCGGTATATATCGATATGTATAATCATAATCTAATACTTCAGCAACATCCCATCTAATTTCACTCATTAGATTCCTTTATTTTTGCTGCAGCAATTTTAATTTTTTGTTGCAATTCTTGTTGTTCCTGATCAATTCGTGTAAGTTCATCATCTAGTTCTGATGATAATACTTGTTCAGCAACACTTAACAATTGTTGTTTTTCTTCATCACTTAATAACCCATCAGCTCCTGATATAGTTTGTTTTGTTGAAATATAACGCTGAACAATTGCTGTTAACTTTACAAGGTGATCGTCATTTTTAACAGCAACATCTAGATATTCTTTGATCAACGGTACAATGATAGTAGCATCAGACGCATTTTTAATTAATGGTTGAAGCTGTGCTATAAGTTGATTTATTTGTCTATCTTTCTTTTTTGAATTATGATAAACATCAGACATTAAATCTGCAAAACTAGTACCTTTAAATAATTCATCATTTTTATCCATGCAGAACTCCTTTAATATAAATATCAAAAAGGCAAGTTTACGTAATTTGTTTTTGAATATTCTAAGAATTTTTGATCGTATATTTGTTTAAGTGTTTTAATAACACGCGTAATATTTGTTGTTTCTAAACCCGTACGTTCTCTAATAAAAATATACAATGCTTTTTTATTGAAGTTTTCTATGTTCTCTCGAGTTTCAAAAATATGAAGAACCGAGTCAGCTACATGTATATCTGTTGAATTATTAAATATATAATTTAAATTGTCATAACAATATGTAACATATGCTGTCATAAATTCTTTAAGCGTTTCACGCATATCATCATTATGAATTTCAATAAGTACGTTTCGTCGATCGTCTATATCAATTTCCAATGCATTATTTTTTAATTTTGCATATGCTTTTTGATTTTCTGCAATCAAATAATTGAACGATGTTCTTGTATAATACGAATATGCTTTTCCTGCTAATGGATTGAATTTATCTAATTTTGAAGTTAAAAACGTAACAAGATCGGTTTGCAAATCTAAAAACGAAGAATCAATATAAGTAGGTTTAACTTTATTAATAATATTTTCAGTTAATTTCATAAGCGCAGGATATATAAATCTACGATAAACCCGTTCTCGATGAGCCTGACTTTCAATTTGATTATACGCTGAAATAGCCATATCTGTTATTTTGGTAAAGTAATTATTGGTTTTCTTGCGTGCCATCTTCAAATTCTGATTTTAATTGTGTTATAACTTCATTTAATAATTGGAATGTTGTACCAGATTCATCATCTTTTTCAAAAGCACCTAATCGATCTAACTCTTGCATTTTATTGTAACTTTCAACAATTTTTCCATACATGTATTGATTGGTTAATTCCAATCCTTCTATATATTCAATATTGCTGACATCTAAATCTTGGCTATCAGCAATAACTCCTGCTAAATACCATACTCGATATGCTAGATATATAATAGCGCTTGATAACGCTGATATTATAATTAATGATATCATGTTAATCTTCCATCTTAAATGCGTTAAATAATTCAGTCAATGTTTTTTCAACACCTGGATTATTTTCTGCTAGATTTTTCAATCCATTACTTTTTTGAATGCGACTCTTATCCGATACTGGATTAGGTGATGTATTTTTATTGTTTCTCCAACGTTCAAATTCAATTGTAGATGCCATATGATCTGCATGATGCAATATGATAGGCAAATTTGTTTTCAATTTAGATTGTGGAGATCTAGAAACAAAATACGGTTTATTTGCATCATCATACATTCCATCATGAATTTTAATGGCCTGATATTCTGTCCATGACATTTTAATATCATATTCTTGTAGCAACCAAATTGAAAGGTCTGGAACCATTGCAAACGGAATATTTGCATTTGATTTATAAAGTTTCCCTTGATTCTTGCGATGCCAATCTGATGTCTCTACTTGATAAACTTCATTACCATCGCCCGGAAATCCTACTTTGCCTAAATCATGATGCATTGCTGCAAACATTAATTCTTCGGTAGTATAACCAGACATATCTGCACCCATTTCTGTCCAAGACTGATACAATTTAAATGCACAATCCATTACACGAAGTACATGATCAACATATCCTCCAGCAAATGCATTATGAAAATGTTCCATGGACGATGCTGGCATCATTATTAATCGATCTTCTAAATCGTCACATAATTTATGTATTTGGGTATTTCGAGGAGATGCAAAGTTTTCATCAATTCGTCTGCGATATTCTTCCCAATTGGATTTTATTTTTTCTGCTTCTAACATACTTGTTTTATAACAATTATAAAGAATTATTTGCGTAATTCCAATATTTCACCATTTACTAGTTTAGATGTGCATTCACTGCATGTAACTGCAGTTGCCTTGTCATCAACTCGTTGACAAATATTTTTGCAATATTTGCATTGTAACCGTTTAAACCCGCGGCCTAAACTTTTAATTGTTTCTTTCATGTATGATTCTATTCGCGGTCAATATAATAGCGAGCTGAATCTAATTTTTTCATTGCTCGAACTAGATTGTCTATTAATGATGCTTTATCAATTTTGCCTTCTTCTAGGGCCTTACCTGCTGCGCGTACAATTTCGCGTGCATCTTCAACATCGTCAGTAAGTTTTGCTTTATACTTGTAATGTGCCATAACTTGATCCTTTATTTAAATTATTATTGTTTATTACTTATTATCTATTATAAATATATTATAATAAAATTATTGGTGATTTTTTACAACATTCAACATTGATATTCAATAGTGCCTGCTCTTTTGCTTTGGCTTCAACCATAATATCCAATGCATCAACACCATATGTGTTGGGAGTAGTTAAAATATAGTCTGCGTGTGCTGCTTCGCGGATTTTCGTAAATTCTTTGTATTGTTTTTGAAACGTTGGCCATTTAGGCAAATCTTCCATGGAAATACCATGATGTTCAAACATGCGTTCTATAAGGGTTTGAGCCTCTCTACGACGTGACTCTGAATAATGGGTACATTGGGTTACATTGTGTCGATCCCAAGTCTCTCGTGCTAAAAAGAAGGCTTCTTGTTCGGATAAGTCACCAGTATTGAAAGTGTGGTGCCAATAGTCAAATGTAATCGGAATTGCAATTTCTTGATGAAGCATCTCATAAAGTTCGCGTACGGAATACATGGATGCCTTGTCATCATTTTCAATAACTAGACGGGACTTGCAAGAATCTGATAAACGCTCCCAATTATGCAACCATCTTGCAATAGTACCAGGCTTATCATTATAAGTAGCACCTACGTGAATATTGATCTTGTTTTCAAAGCTAGGAGCAAAACCCATAAGATCAAAGAGTTCGGAATGTCGTTCTAAACTAACAATGCTATTATCAACAACTACAGCATCGGGACTACCTAGTATATGAAACGGCCCAGGATGTGTTGTAATGCGATGGCCATGTAGTTTTGCATAATCACCTGCAGCACGAAGATGCGTAGCAATTTCTGCAATGCCTGGCAAATCATGTAGCTCGTAATGATTCCAACGAGGAAATAGTTCTGAACCTAAACGAAACAGGCGAATGTCATGTGATTCGTTCCATTTTAGAATAGTTATCAAATCTTTGGCATTTGCTAACGCAATGTCAGATGCTAATTGTAAGCCGCCTTGTTTGAACTTGCGATCAATCAAAGAGCGACCCGTACGGATGCCTTGCTGTCCAAGCTCCATATTATTACATGCATATCCTACGCGAATCATATAAATCAATTTAAGTTATTATATTTAATATAAGAAAAATATTTTATAAAACAAATCAGATTTTAATTTAATGTTATTTTTTTTGCTTATATTTATATGAAAGAAACCTAAAAGGAATAAAAAATATGAATTTAAAAAATTTATTATCAGAAAACATGCTTCGATTCGGAACCAAAAATTTATCTGAATCATCTACACGCAAATTGGTGTTTGAAAGCATCATGCAAACAATCAACGAACATGGATTACAAAGTGCTGTGCGTCGTGGTTTGTTAATGGAAGCCGCACCTATAGATCTATTAACTCTCCCAGGAGTACCTGCAGCTACAAAATATATGGCAACATCTTGGAACAAAAATGTCTCGCTGCCGGCTTATCTATTAGCACCATATTATTTAAAATCAAGTAAGCCAAAGACTGATAATACTTATCGATATACAGGGATGGTAATCGGATTTGGACTAGTGACATATTTGCTTACAGCCGGTGGTACACTTGTTGTACCTACATTATCCGACGCAGACGCAGGGTTTGGCGGCGATTGGGAATTCGAAGGCAGTACAGGCAAGTTTACTACATTGAATTGGAACCCTAGTATACAAGCGACAGGAGCAACAAAAATGTCGCCGGCACAAATTGCAGATGCTATTAATCGAAATTATAATCAACTTCCTATAGAAACTATACAAACTATGCATACTGCTAATACAGCAAAGAAAGCAAAATATGATACATACATAACTGCATTTAAAAATTCAAGCTCACCAGTTAAAGCGTTATTAACAGGAAATGCTAAAACATTCTTTGGAGTATAAAT